ATTTAAGTGATAACTATGTTAAAGGTCTTTTAACTAAGAACACTAATTTAACTTATAAAGACATACCTCAAGGATTAATTCAGGCAAAGAGAGAATTAATTAAAATCAGACGGTTTATAAAAAGGGAGAACCAAAAATGAAAAATGTAGTAGAACTGAGAACCCAACTTGCAATCGCTTTTGAAGGATTGTCGAGTGGTGAACTAAGCTCCAAGGACGCAAGCGAGATGGCAAACCTAGCGGGGAAAATGATTAATTCTGCCAAGGTGCAACTTGACTACCATGCGTTGCGTAAGGACACTCCAAGCATAAAATTTTTACACGTTGAAGAAGATGTAAAAGATTGATTTGGAAAGCAATGGCACTTGTGTGCGTGCTTTTGAATGGAGACGTGACTTGTCCTACAGTTATGTTTGAAGAAACTTTTAGAAGTAAGCAAGAATGTGAGGGGTGGCTTGTACGAAAACGCTTGTATGGACTACCTAAGAACAAAAAAATAGTAATGGACGACTGTTACTTGCAACGGTAAGGTAACTTATTGTTGGGCTAAATAACTTATCGCAAAGGAGGAAACAATGGCGAATAAACAATTAGCAGAATTTAAGAACGTGGGTTTGTTAAAAGAGACGCACGACAAACTGAGGGAGATATCTGATCATGAGCAAAGGACTTTTACACGTCAGCTCAAGATTATTTTAGACAAGTATTACGATACTTGGAAATACCCTGATAACGAATAGCACAAAGGTTATTAGCCCCTAGCTTTCAACGCTAGGGGCTTTTTCCAACAACAACTTATATAGATGAATTATCTCACCTCTGAACATTGAGATTGCTCTTTCGTTTTTACGTCCAAGGTCTTTTTCAATTTCAATTAAATCTTGGAGACGATCAATTCTTTTTTGTATTGTATTTTCCATCTTCTATCTCATCATAATAGGCATCTACTACTATGGCACTAACAATCGTTGCCATGTCTACTTGGCTTTTACCTGCCTGTTCGCAAAGCCATTCTACTACTTCGGGAGTAAGGTGGGCACTAATTTTTCCTTGAGGAACGCCCCTTTGTCTCCATTGTGCCATGCAAATAAATTTTTCATTACATCGAGCACATCTCTTTTTGTTCGAAGTAGCAAACTCTTGTCTGCAATCTGAACAAAGACTCATTTTTCTGTCTTACCGGGAAACTTGACAACATTTCTTTTTGACAAAGGTTCGATGAACGAAGTAGCCAACTCCCATGACAAACCTGTCAGGGCGGCAAATCTTTGGATCGCTTGATCCTTTCCCATGTTTCCTTTTTTATATTCGACGATAACGTCTACGCTACTTTTGATTTGGGGTCTAACTTCAGCCATTTTCTTACATTTTCTCCTAATACATTTGCACTCATTTTTATTTTACCTGTTAGAGCTTTTACGATCTTTTCGTCGATTGTGCTCTCGCAAACTAAATCTATATAGGTGACAGGGTTATGCTGACTAATTCTATGTGCTCGATCTTCAGATTGTGCTCTGGTTTCAAGATTAAAATCGTTTGAATAATAAACGACTGTGTTGGCCCTTGTCAGCGTAAGGCCACGACCTGCGGTTGCAGGATTTCCTACAAAAAATCTAAGCCCCGAACTTTCTGATTGAAACTCCCGGATAATTCTTTGTCTTTCGTCTTCTGATGTATCCCCGAAAAAAGATGCTGTAGATCTGTCCCCGAAAACTTTCTTTAATGTTTGTGTGATAGAGATGATATCGTATCTAAACCTGGACCAGATAATTATTTTCCCCGAACTCTCATGACATATATCAAGCAGTGCGTCCAAGCGTTGGGTCGGGAACGAGATAATCTCTCCATCATCTGTTTTTAAATGCCCCGAAAGTATCTGTTGCAGCCGAAGCATTTGCGTAATGACCGCAGGTGTTGTGACTAAATCGCCGTTGTCCAAGAGCAGAAGTGCTTGTTTCTGTATGCGTGTGTACATATCGAGTTGTTCTTTTGTCATGGAAACATACCTGGCGGTGTATATTTTTTCTGGCAAATCAAGACATTGATCCTTTAGAACCCGAAAACTAAATGCTTCGAGCTTCTTGGTTAGTTCCTCGATGTGCCTAAACCCGACTATTTGATTGAAGGACTTAGTGCCCATCTTTACATTCTTGAGTATAGCGTACCGAGCTTGGAAAGCATAGAACGAACTAAACCCTAGCATTTGTGCTCCTAAGAACTCGCACTGTGCAAACAAATCAAGCGGTGAGTTTGTAACCGGGGATCCTGTTAATATTCTTTTATACTTAAAACTTCTTGATAGTTTGATCAGAGCCTTGGTTCGTTTGGCCTTATGATTTTTGATCGTGGTTGATTCATCAACTGCTATTAGACCTTTAGCCCCGAACTTTCTCCCGAACCATTCACCCGCCTCGCGTCCCCGAATTGATGAGAAAGCTTCAACGTTCATAACAAACACTTTCATCTTATCTGTGGCGGCACACATTTCTTTAATCTCTTGCTTGCGTCCTTTGGTCATTGGTGACTGCCAACTGGACACACTAACAGGTAGATCGTCCCAGAAGTGTGCGGGGATCTCCAGTTCGAGCCAATTACGATAAACGCCCTTTGGTGCGATAATAATTGCAAAATCTATTTGCTTTTCGGAGTAAAGTCTTGCAATGTCATCTAACAGGGATTTTGACTTACCAGTACCCATTTCCATAAGATAGGCGAATGCTCCCTTGTTTTCGCTCTTTTGATATGCCTCTTCCTGGTGTCGATATGGTTTAGTTTTAAATTTGTTGTTGACTTTCATCTATATCCTCCGATAGAGTCACCATACGGTATTCATAAGATGCCGTCAACTTAAACCTGAAGAGGATGTACTTGTCATGAAGACAGATATTTTTGAAGAAACAATGTTCGCGGAAGCCTCGACACTAGATAAAGTCGATACGCAAACCGGGAAACAATTATCCAACTTGGTTACAAAGCTTAACGATGTAGCTTCAGATATTTTAAAGACTGAAGAGGCATTGAAACAGCTCAAGGCGGAAAAGCAACGACTATCCATTGATATGATTCCACAAGTTATGGATGAAATGGGCATCGAGCGCGTAGATGTGGAGGGAGCAACGGTGACGTTAAAGCCATTTGTTTCTGCAAGCATACCCAAGGATCGGCGCGAGGAAGCATTTAATTGGCTTCGTGAAAACGGTCTGGACGACATTATAAAGAACGATGTCGTTCTGTCTTTTGGTCGAGGGGAGGACAATGTTGCAGGATCATTAATGGTTGATCTTGAGAACAAAGGTTTTCATCCAGAATCAAAGACGCACATTCATGCAATGACTTTAAAAGCTTTTGTCCGCGAGAGAGTGGAGAATGGCGAACCAATAGATCTCGACTTGTTCGGTGCTTTTGTGGCTCGAACTGCTGATGTAAGGAGGAAATCATAATGTCGGAACTTACTACGAAGAAAGAAACTTTACCTGCAAGTTTGATGAGCGACTTGTTATCTGGAGAAGGGGTTGATTATGATACCTCTGAATTACAGATACCATTCGTTCGCGTAATACAGGCTCTGTCACCACAGATTAAGAAGAATGACTCTGCTTTTATAAAGGGAGCGTCTCAAGGTGATGCGTTTAATACAGTAACTGGGGATTACTGGAGTGGCGAGGAAGGCTTCGAGGTTGTACCGTGTTTACAACAAACGAAGTACTTGGAGTTTATACCTCGTGATCAGGGCGGTGGTGGTTTTGTTGGCGAGTTATCTGCTGACGATCCAAATATTGCCAGGGCGACAAGAACAGGTGGTAAGGAAATCCTACCTAACGGCAATGAGTTAGTGAAGAGCGATCAACACTACTGTATGCTTATAGGTTCGGATGGACTATATCAGCCCGTAATTGTTGATATGAAATCAACCCAACTATCCGTGTCTCGAAGATGGAAGACACAAATTGCAATGCTAAAGGTCAAAGATGCACAAGGCGTTCTTAAAACGCCAGCGTTATTTGGCACTGTTTGGCGGTTAACAACTGTCGAGCAAAGCAATGACATGGGTACTTGGTACAATTGGTCTGTCGAGAAAGTAAAAATGATAGACGATGAAGCATTGCTACAGGAAGCAATTAATTTCCGTAAGTCAATTCAAAAGGGTGAAGCCAAGGCGGTAGTCGAGGATCACGATGATAAAGAAGAAGCACCCTTTTAATTAACACGAGGAGGGTCTTTCTGAGGCTCTCCTCTTTTTTACGGAGAAACATATGTCTTTGACAGACCGTTTTAAAGCGGCATTTAGAGGTTCAGACCTTGCTCATGGACAGACAACGATAGGTAAAACGAGACGTAACGGCAAGACAGATGCAAAAAGCTACATAGTCAAGCAACCGTTAACAAAGGATTTAATCGAGGAGCATTTAAAGGGAACAAAGGGCGTTGGGTCAATACCAATAAATGATAAGAACCTGTGCAATTTTGGTGTGCTAGACATAGACACCTATCCCATAGATCACCTCGAAGTTTTAAAGAAGTGTCGTAAGTTAAAGTTACCATTGGTTGTTTGCAGATCGAAGAGCGGAGGTGCACATTTGTTTTTGTTTATGAAGACAGAAACGAGTGCGTCCGAGATCCGAGATTATTTAGGCGAGATGTCTGCAGCTTTAGGTTACGCGGGATGTGAAATCTTCCCCAAACAAGATCGTATTCTTGCCGAGCGTGGAGATGTAGGTAACTTTATTAACCTACCGTACTTTGACCAAGCGAACACTGTTCGTTATGCGTTCAAAGAAAATGGCGACGACATGACCTTAGAAGAGTTCCTTGATGAGGTAGACAAGAGAAAGACGACAGTATCGAGCTTAGAGAAGATAGACTTTGGTACACAACGAGAGCAGTTTTCAGATGCACCACCATGTTTACAGATGTTTTTTTCTATGGGCATACCAGAGGGTACGAGAAACAAGGTGATGTTTAACGGCGGACTATACCTAAAGAGGAAGTTCCCGGATACATGGAAAGATAAACACGAAGAGCTGAACCAGAAGCATTGCGTTCCGCCTCTTCCAGCCAATGAGATTGTCGGACTACAAAAACAGATAGATAAGAAAGAGTATCTTTACACTTGCAAAGACGAGCCGATGTCTAGTCATTGTAACAAAGCGATGTGTAAGACACGCACGTTTGGTATTGGTGATGCAGATGCCACGCCTCAAATTGGTGGGCTGACGATACTTTTGTCCGAGCCTCGATTGTACTTTTTAGATGTAGACGGCAAACGTTTAGAGATTACAACAGAGCAATTACAGATGCCATTACAGTTCCAAAGGGCTTGCATGGAGCAGATAAACTTTATGCCACCATTAGCAAAACCTACGGAGTGGCAACCTATTGTTAATTCGTTACTTAACAACGCCACACACATCGAGGTGTCAGAGGAACTAACGAGTGTAGGCCAGTTTAAAGAACTTCTTGAGATGTTCTGCATGAGTAGGATTAGAGCCAAGTTTCCAGAAGAGTTGTCTATGGGCAAGCCTTGGACGGAAGACAACTTTACTTACTTTACGATGAAGGGATTACAGGAGTTTTTACGACAGAGAGGATTTACCTTGTACAACAGACCACAAATCCAACAGAGACTAAAAGATCTGAATGGAAATCAAAGCTGCCACGGACAGTACAAGGTGAAGACAGAAGGAGGGAAGTGGACAAATATTAGGGTTTGGTGGGTTCCTAAGTTTGAAGCTAACGAAGTTGAGATACCTACTAATGAAAAGGAGTTACATAATGAAGTCCCATTCTAATGAGTGGCGAGACCAGAACTACGTTAAGATTGGGGAAATAGCTGAGAAGTTCGGTGTTTCTCGATCAACGATATACAAATGGGTGGAGGAGAAAAACTTTCCCTTACCTGTTGTATTTGGCGATGCCAAGAAAAACAGTACAGTGAGATGGTTGGAAAAAGATATCCAAGAGTGGATTGACCAGAGACCGAGAGCCAAGGATGAGTGAAAAGTTAATCCTTGGGCCTCCCGGTTGCGGCAAAACTTATCGGCTAATCAATGTTGTAAAGGAAGAGTTGAAGAGCGGAACTCCTCCAGAGAAGATAGGGTTTGTTTCGTTTTCCAAGAAGGCTATCGAGGAAGCTAAAGCTAGGACTATAGCTGAACTAGGGTTAACGGATAAAGACGTCCCTTGGTTTAGAACACTACACTCGACAGGGTTTCAATGGCTTGGCATGAAAACCGAGGAAGTTGTTTCACGGTATGATTTCAATATGCTAGGAAAAGAGCTCGGATTAATCTTTGACAACAACACTGCTTCTGCATTGGCGGATGGTTTGCTACCTGCCTCAGTAAAAGAAGGCAACAAGTACCTAGAACTCATAGGTCGAGCAACGTTGCGTATGGTATCGCTAGAAGAACAGTACAATGACACAGAGAATTATAACTTGAGTTGGCCGATGTTAAAGAAGGTTGATGAGATATACTCGTTATATAAGTCAGAGAACGGCAAGTACGATTACACAGATATGATCAAGCAGTTTGTTGATCAGGGGTCTGCACCGTCCCTAGAGGTTTTAATCGTCGATGAGGCGCAAGACTTAACACCGCTACAGTGGGAGCAAGTTAAGCTGTTAAGGACGTCAGCGGAGCGTATATGGTACGCTGGAGACGATGATCAGGCGGTACACAGATGGATGGGGGTTCGAGTAGAACAATTCATGGAGATCTGTGATGAGGTAGAGATTTTAGAACAGAGTTATCGTGTGCCCAACTCTGTCCATGCACTTGCAAACAGAATAGTTAAACGAATAGACACCAGGCATGAAAAGAACTGGTTGCCGACAAAGCATGAGGGAACGATCAATTATTATTCAAATTGGTATGATGTGAATATTGATGAAGGTTCATGGACAATTATGGCTCGAACCAACAAAGTAATCGGCACGATTGCACATGAACTCAGGGAGAGTGGTTATTTATTTGAGAGGTATGGCATACCTAGTCTTAACCCAGATCTTATGAGGGGCATAGAAACGTGGGATACTTTGGTCGAAGGTCAATCAGTATCTGTTTCTCTTATTCGAGCCATGTACAAGCTTGCACCAAAACAAGGGGCGAACGCCGTTATTAAAAGAGGATTTGCTAAAACCTTGGAATATGTCGAGGAAGATGTAATGCTTAACTATGATGAGCTAGTCCAGAATCACGGATTGATTGCAGAAAAACACTGTCAAGGTAGTAGTGTTGTTAATATGTCCTTGGATGACAAGCGTTACATGAGATCTCTTGTTAGTCGAGGAGAGAACCTTGGCAGACCTAGAATAAAATTATCCACGATACACGCAATGAAGGGCGGAGAAGATGACAACATAATGTTGTTAACAGAGTCTGCATACCCATGCGTTAACAGTAAGTTTCCCGACGACGAGCATAGGATTTTCTACACAGGGATAACAAGAACAAAAGAAAATCTACACATAATAGAAACAAGTTCAAAATACAGGTATGATATATGAGACGAGAAGAAATACTAAGAAAAGCAGAGGGCTATATCAATGGTCCCAGAGCCAAGGACTACGGAGACTCACACACGAACCATTTGCGTGTGGCAAGATTGTGGTCTGTGATCCTTGGGCAAGACGTTACAGTAGACCAAGTGTACTTGTGCTTGGTTCAATTAAAAGTATCCAGACTAATCGAGACACCAGATCACGAAGATAGTTGGGTAGACATCTGCGGTTATGCAGCATTAGGAGGCGAGGAATGATAAACAGTACAGATGAGACATTCGAGGAAGACGTTCTAAAGAGCGATGTTCCAGTGTTAGTAGATTTTTGGGCGGAGTGGTGTAATCCATGTTTGCAGATAGCACCTGCACTTGAGGAGTTGTCAGAAAAGTACCAGGGTGAAATTAAAATCGTGAAGATGGATATTGATAAGAATCCGGGGACACCAAGTAAGTTAGGCGTTCGCAGTATTCCAGCTTTGTTTTTGTTTAAGGACGGAAAGGTTATTTCTAATAAGTCAGGATCCTATCCGAAAGCTGCATTAGATGTTTGGATCAAAGGCTCGATCTTATATGACGATGAGGAGAACTCTTAATGGCTAAAGGGAAGAGTACGTTATCCTTTTGGGAGAGAGAAGACTTTAATCACTTGGACTTAGAAACAGATTGGACAGCGCCAGATCAGTTTCCAGACTTAACGCAAAGCACTTACATAGCAATTGACCTAGAAACCTGTGACCCAAACCTAATGACACTAGGCCCAGGTTGGGCACGCGACGATGGTTTTATCGTAGGCATTGCGGTTTCTGCGGGAGACTTTGACGGTTATTATCCTATCAAGCACCAAGGGGGAGGCAACCTTACACAACGCCGTGTTATGGAATGGTTAAAGGTTCAATTAGCAACGCCCCATATTCCTAAGATCATGCACAATGCAACCTATGATGCTGGCTGGCTAAGATGGGCAGGTGTTAAGATCGAGGGCAAGATCATTGATACGATGGTTGCGGCTCCGTTGATTGATGAGAACAGATTTAGTTACAGCCTAAACAATCTTGGCCGAGACTATATTGACATGAGGAAGAACGAGAAGGGCTTGAGAGCGGCGGCTAAAAGCTTTGGCATAGATCCAAAGGGCGAACTGTGGAAGTTACCTGCAAAGTTTGTAGGGGTATACGCAGAACAAGATGCTCGAATGACCTTGAAGCTATGGAATAAGTTTGAGGTTGAGCTTAGTTCTAATGAATTATCTTCTATCTTTGAGCTAGAGACAAGCCTCATACCGCTCATGTTAGATATGCGTGAGCGTGGTGTTTGCGTTGATGTTGATGGTGCGGAGCGTGTTAAGAAAGATCTTCTGGCAATGAAGAAGGTTATTAACGCAGAGATTAAGAAGGACGTTGGCTTTGAGATCGAGCCGTGGGTAGCGACGAGTGTGGCTAAAGCTTTTGATTATCACAACATACCATACGATAAGACAGAGACATCAAACAAGCCGTCCTTTACAAAGGCATGGTTGCAAGGGTGTCCACATCCGATTGCGGCAAACATTCTACGTCTCCGGGAGTTAGATAAAGCGCAGAACACTTTTATTGATAGTATTCTTAAACACGCGCACAACGGACGTATTCATGCTGAATTTCATCAGCTAAGATCCGATGACGGAGGTACGGTAACTGGGCGGTTCTCAAGTTCAAGCCCTAACTTGCAACAGCTGCCTGCGAGAGATCCACAGATTAAGTCTTTGATTCGTGGATTGTTTATTCCAGAAGACGGTGAGAGATGGGGGAGCTTTGACTACTCTAGCCAAGAGCCCCGATTGCTTGTGCATTATTGTGCGTCCCTATCTGGATCAGACAGACATACGCAGATTGACGGCGTTGTTGAAGAGTATCACAAGGGCGATGCTGACTTCCATCAGATGGTAGCGGACATGGCAGGTATTAAACGCAAACAGGCTAAGACTGTTAACTTGGGCATTATGTATGGAATGGGTAAGGCTAAATTAGCTGCTACAATGGGCATTTCTCCAGATGAAGCAAAAGATTTACTTGATTTGTACCATGATAAAGTCCCATTTGTTAAAGGTCTGGCAGACAAGGTTTCACGCATTGCACAACAGAACGGTAAGATAAGAACAATCTTGGGCAGACGTTGTCGGTTTGATATGTGGGAGCCTATGGCATTTGGGTATAACAAGCCTATGAAACTTGATGACGCTCGAAGAGAGTATGGGCCTCAAAGGATTAGACGTGCGTTTACCTACAAAGCCCTAAATAAGCTCATACAAGGCTCCGCAGCAGACCAAACTAAGAAAGCTATGGCTGACTGCTATGCGGAGGGTTTGGTGCCTCTTATGACCGTACACGACGAGCTATGCTTTAGTGTAGAAAGCGATGAGCAAGCCTCGAAGATTACAGAGATTATGGAGACAGGGTTAGAGCTTAAAGTTCCAAGTAAAGTGGATCAGGAGTTAGGAAACAATTGGGGAGAGGTTGGTTAAAGCAGATTTAACGCCTGGTGCTTTGTCTCATCGTTACGTCTTACCCAGCCCTTGCCAAACACTTCAAATGTATCGAGGCTTCTGTAAAACTTGTCCCGAACATAATGCATTTGTTTAATAATCTCTTCTGGATCTACTTCAGCTACTCGTTGCAAGGTTAAAGGTCCGATGCCACCATCTGCTTCAACACCTACGATGCGTTGCAGTGCTTTAGATGCACGAGACTTTCCAGAATTTACAGCCCAATCGAAGGTGCTCCAGTCAACGCCAGAGGGCAGATCGTCTCCCCGGACAGCGTCCCAATAATTTTCTTTGTAGATTGGATAGACATCATCGTGGGTTAGACCTTCCATTTCTCCGTTCATAACTTGGCGTCCAACGTATTGTTCGTAAACTGCCCTAGTTACTCCAAAATTAGTTTCCCCACCTGGATCCTGTGCATGCCAGACGTAGCCCCCTTCGTGTTCAAGAAGCCGTGCCATACATTCTTCAAAGTTCTGTCTCATTATGCACTCCTTGCAGTATTTAATCTTTCAGCTAATACTTGGTCATCAGGGTTAGGTAATACAATAGGATTTACATTGCTTACGTTTGAAGCTGGACTAGGCGGTACAACAGAAGGCAATAAATTAGAGACCCCAGATTTAATTGGTGCGGGAAGCTTGCTTATTGCTTCTTGAACAACGGGTCTGTTAGCTCTTGCAATAGCTTGAACCCGTTGCCTACCCGTTTCTTCACCTTCTACAGTTGCTTGCGCGATAGCTTGAGTTAAGGCTGTTGTAAAAGCCTGCGCGCCTTGACCAAATGGATCCCCTGAAAGAATTTTTCCTTTTAAAAAGTCACCTTTTAAAACAGATAATTTAGATCTAGAAGCCATCATCATTTTTAAAATTGCAGGGCTTCGTAAAATTGAAGACATAAATTTAAAACCAGCACCCGTAGCAAGGAGTGATACAAAGTTTCCGCTCATTAGTAAGTTACCAAGAGTAAAGCCTAGTGCAATTTGTGGCGCAGCCAATCCACCTTTACCAGCAAGTTCTGCGTTAGATACTTGAACCATTCTATTAGCCAAAGAGTTTAATTGTTTTGCCCCTTGAGCACCAAACATAGACTCGACTGTTTCGTCGCCATAACCTCTAAGAACAGATTGAAGTTTCTTGCCAAGTGATCCTGATTGAAACGCATCAATAAAATCATCTGTTAATCTAATGCCACCAGCAGTGTCTGTTGTTGCTCCTATTTGTCTTAGGATCTTGCCCATAGAAGCATCTCTAACCTTATCCATAGTAACTTCAGGTAAAATTCTTTTTGCCTCTCTAACAGCATTTGCATTTTGAAACACGGTTTGTGCTATAACATCTGGGTTGTTAGTTGAGTTTAAAACTTTTAAAACAGTGTTGCTATCTACTGCCTTTCTTGTAGCTTGCGCTGCTTGGAAGTCTCTTAACGCTGGCCCTAAAGGTAGATTGTCTAACTGAGCTAGTACGTCTGGAGCAATAGTTGATTTGTTTCGTTCTATCACTTCAAGCACGTCATCTAATGCTTTTTTATCTGGTCCAAACAATTTATCTAAAACAGACCCTTTTTCTCTGACGTTTGCGGCAAGAGCCAAAGGATCTGCTCGTCTTACACCCGTAGATGGGTCTACAGTTATTGAGTCTTTAACTGCTTTATTTAAGTATTGTTTAGCTAAACCCTCTCTAACTTCTTCTGCAATTTCTTTCCCTGTACCCATTATAGCAGACATTTCATTAGCTTCTCTAATTGCTTTACGTTCTGCATTTTTTATTGTTTTATAGGTCGGAGAATTAGGGTTCATGTTTTTAGTTCTTGCAACAGCTTGTTCTAACGTTTCGTTTGAAGTGTACATAATATTTTTTAAAATATTTGCTTGTCTATCCGATCTAACAATACCAGCAGACCCTAATGTTCTTTGCGTAGATACGCCCTTAATAGCTTGTAACAATTCAGTGAGACCTGCTGAATCGTCTTTTAAAATAATCTCATCAAATACTTGTTTGTAGTTTAAACGATTGTTTCGAGCACCTTTAATAATTGACTGAACAGTTAAATTATCAAATCTTTTGATACCTTTTCTATATAAACTGTTTGTTTTTGTAAGAAGGTTTAAAGATTCAGCAGCGTCTTTGGTTGTCAAACCTGTAAATCTGCCCTTTGGGTCTCTTATGCCACTACTAAATGGACCTGTTAGATCCGCCAAATCAACTTCTGCTTGCCTAAAGGCTCTGTCAACAGAACCTTTTAAACGTCCTAAAGAAGCAACATTTGCATCTGCTATTAGCACAGGGCTTTTAGATGCATCAATAAGACCAGTACGAATTAAACCGACTTCTCTTGCTGTTGCATATTCTCCTAATCCTCTAACTCGTTTAGCAAAGTTAGTGGCACCAATGTCTGCGATGCTTTCAGAGCTTAATCTTTCTAATTCTGACTTAATGCCAGCAGTAGGTATAATTTTTTTGTCTTTTAATTTTCCATCAATGTTTTTATATAAATCATTAATATCTGCATCAAAAATCTTTTTACGCTCTCTAACTAAAGTGTCTAAGTTTTTAGGAACAAACTTATCGCCTTTAAGCTTTGCTGTAATTTTATCTATTTCAGATAAAACAGCTTTATCCATTTTTATAGTTGCATCAGCTAAATCTTGGTTGGCTGTAGAGTAAAATTTAGTTATATCTTTCTTAACTAATAAGTCTAAATCTTTTAATTGAGCTTTGTTTGCTAAACCAGCTTCCTCAAGTTCTTTTAAAACTGTGCTTAAATTACGTTGCGCTGCAGCTTTGTTTGGAAACACTCCTTCATAAACAGCTTGTAAACGACCCAAGATAGGTCTGAAACTGGGGTCTATACCTGCAATTGTAGGAGAATACCCTTTTTTTATTGCATCTCGATACGCTTGTCTTGTAGCTTCATTTGCTTTTCCGCCAGGGCCTTTTATAATTCTTCCAATAAATTTAGATAAAGCACGTCCAACGCCTTCGCCTACAGCCCATGTACCTGTTTCAAAAACAGCATCTTTAAATACTTCGTCATCTGTTTGAGATTGAATACCTTGAGCCTCATCTATTTTTTCGTCAAGTATTTTTCCGCCACCAGCGGCCAAAGAAGACAGAGCTATGCCAACGGGAGCACCGTACCCAGAAAGAATTAAAGCAGCTCCTGTTCCCGCAAGTATTGGAGTTCCAGCTTCCCCACTAAAATCTTTTACATCATTCCAAGAAAGACCTTCTTCGTCTAACGCAATGTCGTCACCTTCACCAAGACCCATTGTTTCTCGGCCTTTTTGATTAGCAATAAAACGTCCAAGAGCGTCTTGATAATATCCATCTTCACCAAGAGCTTGATTTAAGTAAAGTTTTTTATCACCCTCTGTGTCTGCTCGACCAAACATATACCGGGAGAAAGCATTGTTACTTGAGACCCCCGTTGAATAATCAACACCAGGTGCTTTATAAGTACGAACAAATTCCTCTTCTGATATTTTTCCCCCAGTATCTGGGTCTATGCCCATCTCTCTTTGACGGCGTCTGTACTCTACTATCTCTTCTTGTGTAGCACTCATAATATCAAATGACTCTGGTTTCGGAGCCAATTGTTGCAAGATTGTTTGTTGTTCTCGTTCAGTTGGAGTATCACCTTCAATATTAACGGTAATAGGGCCCTCTGAAGTGTTTATAGTTATTTGTCCCACTTAAAACCTCTTAATCATATACTATATCGTAAGTGCCATCGTCACGAACCTGAAACCGTCCCATTGTTTGTGCAGTGATTTCTCCACCAGGTAAGTAAGGTGAAACATCTTCCTGTGTTGCTCTAATAACTGTCATTCCCGATCCTTTACCTTGTCCCGGTAATATTCGGGAAACTAATTGATCTTCAATTACTTTCATTTGATTTAAATTAGTTTTTTGAGCATCTCTCATTGATTGCATTGCACCTTTTAACCTAGTTATCATTGCACCTGTGTCCGAAGTAGCGAAAGAAAAGCTTCCACCACTTAAAGCATTAGGCCCATACACAGCTTGTATTAGAAAATCAACATCCCGGTTAGAGATTGAGTTAGCTGATTGAGTCTCTCCTAGTGTTACTTTAATTAAAGGTTGTAAAGCAATAGACATAGCTGTTCTCGCGTCTTCTACATTCTTAAATGTTTGACCTTGTAAAGCCCCAATTCCAAAAAAAGCACCGCCTTTTCTAAAAAGATCTTTAAAAGCTGCTTCACCACCAGTAACTTCATTCTCTGCTACACTTCCAATTATTCTTTCTAAATATGTGATACCTCTTTCAGCACTTTTAAATTTAGAGGCAGCATCTGAATAATCAGTTCTAAAAGTCTTTGCCGCTTCGTCTTTAATAACTTTTTCTTTTCTAAGGTCGTCTGCCGCTTCAATGACTAACTTATTTCTATCATTAACAGCAGCTACATTTTCAAGATAAAGTTCTTGATCTTGCAACTCAGCAGGAAGTCTCCCTCCGTTTGCCATAATATCTGTCATTGACACTCTAATGTTTTGACCTTTTTTAAATGCTTCACCATTAAACGTACCATCTTCTGTAGCAACAAATTTAAAGAAGTTTCTATCGTCTGCTCGACGTTGGGTAGCTAATTTACTTTGTTCTCCAAGCCCATATTGCAACGCAGAAAGTTGAACTTGACGATCAAACGCATCCCTATTGGCTTTGTCTTTAATAAATTCATCTGCACCTTGTGATAGTCCTCTTGCTATATTTGTCATAGCGTTTGGACTGTCTCCAGCTGCAATTGCAAATCCAATTTTAGCTATAGCAAGTCCTTTATTCATACCTTCATACTTAGGTGTATTGTCCGTAAACTCTGCCATTAACTGTTTAAGATCTTTTTGTTTTTCTTGAGGAGAGCCACTAATCACAGTGCTTTGAACTTGT